GGACCGGCAGGGCGAGCCGTACCTGTTGACCGACGAGATGCTGCGCTTCCTGCTCCGCTACTACCGGCTGCACCCCGAGGCGAGGTATGACGAGCGCCGTCCGTCGGCGCCGTTCGTGAATCGTGGCGGGCTGCTGATGCGCCCGCAGAAGTGGGGAAAGGGCCCGTTCGCGGCATCGCTGTGTCTGGCTGAGGCGTTCGGGCCGGTCAAGTTCGACGGCTGGGACGCCGCCGGTGAACCCGTCGGTAGGCCGCATCACACGCCGTGGGTGCAGATCGTCGCCACCTCTGAGGAGCAGACCGACAACACCTGGTTGGCGCTGTATGAGATGGCGCGACTCGGCGCGGTCGGCACCCTCCCCGGGGTCGACATCGGCGTGGAGGACATCAACCTGCCGACCGGCGGGAAGATCGAACCCCGAACCTCGTCGGGTAAGGCCCGGCTGGGTGCCCGGTTGACGTTCGCTGTCTTCGACGAGACGCACCTGTTCACCGAGTCCAACGGCGGGGTGCTGCTCGGCTCCACGATGAAGCGGAACATCGGCGGCATGGGCGGCCGGTGGTTGGAGACCACCAACGCCTATGACCCGTCCGAGAAGTCCGTAGCCCAACGCACGCACGAGCACAACGCCCCGGACGTCCTCGTCGACTACCGTCCGCCGCCTCGGCATCCGAAGCAGGACGACGACGAAGACTGCCTGGCGATGCTGGCGCACGTCTACAACGACTCGTGGTGGGTCGACAAAGAGCGGGTACTGAAGGACGCCCGCGACCCCAACGTGTGTCCGACGTGGGCGGATGCGCTGCGGTACTTCTTCAACCTGATCGTGGTCGGCATCAGTGATGCGGTGGACCCGATCCGGTGGGACACGCTTCGCCGGGACCGGGACCTCGAGCCTGAGGACACGATCTGTCTCGGCTTCGACGGCTCCCGGTCGCAGGACTGCACGAGTCTGGTCGCGTCGCGGCTGGAGGACGGCCGATGGTTCCACCTGCGGACCTGGGATCCGTCGAACCGGGAGCAGTGCCCAGACGGCGTGGTGCCTCGAGGCGAGGTCGACCAGGTCGTCTCGGACGCGTTCGAGGCGTATGAGGTGCTGTACCTGTTCGGCGACCCGTACCGGTGGCAGGAGTACATGGAACTCTGGGCCGGCAGGTGGCCGGGCCGGGTAGTGGAGTTCCCCACGAACGTCGAGAAGCGCATGGACGACGCCATCGTCCGCTTCCAGGTGGCCTTTGCTGGGGAGTTCACCCACGACGGGGATCCGACCCTGCGTAAGCACGCGTTCGGGGTGGCCATGGCGAAGGGCCGCAAACGCGCCCCACGCCCCGATGAAGATCCAGCCATCCCCCGGCACTACCAGCGGGTCATGCCGAAGGTCGACAAAGGCCACATCGACGCGTTCGTCGCTGGCCTGCTCGCCGAAGCGGCCCGCGGTCAGGCCATCGAGGACGGCGCGCTCAACGCCTCACCCTTCAATCCCGGAGCCTTCTCCTGATGGAAGCGCGCGCACTCCTCGCCGCCGGCCTCGCCATGCTCGTCGGCGCCCTGGTCTGGCTGTTCGGGCCATGGGGGCTACTCGGGTCCGGCTGCGCAATCACCCTCGCTGCCCTATTCCTTGTCGACGTGAGGGAGCGGGCGCGTGGCGAAGCTGTGGCGGACCCTGCTTGGGCGCAACCGGCAGGAGATCAGCCGGTACGGGATCGACGACTACGCCGCTGACCTGTCGTTCCTCTACAACGGAGCCCAGTACGCCATCGGGGGAAGCTCGGCGGCGTGGGCGAAGTCCGAGGACGTCGAGACCCCGTTCACCGGCTACATCCAGTCGATCTACAAGAGCAACGGGCCGATCTTCGCCATCATCCTGGCCCGGCTGATGCTGTTCACCGAGGCCCGGTTCTGCTGGTTCGAGATCAACCCCGATGGTGAGGACGGCATCCCCGCCGGCCGTCAGGGGCTCGAGGCGCTCGAGGCGCCGTGGCACAACGGCGGCACCGGCGAGCTCCTCGCCCGGGCCGAGCAGGACGTGTCGCTCGCGGGGAACTTCTACGTCGCCCGCGAAGGCAGCAAGCTGCGCCGGCTGCGGCCGGACTGGCTGACCATCGTCCTGTCCGCCCCACCGGCCGAAGCGGTCGAGTCGGACGTGGTCGGCTACTGGTACCACCCCGGCCGCGTCTACAGCGTTGTGGATCAGCCGAACCCGGGCGACAAGTTCTACCCCGTCGACTCGGGCGAGGTCGCCCACTGGTCCCCGATCCCCGACCCGGACGCCCTCTACCGCGGCATGAGCTGGCTTCAGCCCGTCGTCAAAGAGGTGCTCGCGGACAAGGCCGCGACCACACACAAGGGGAAGTTCTTCGACAACGGCGCCACGCTCGGGCAGGTCATCGCGGCGAAGGAGAACCTCACCAAAAAGCAGTTCGACGTCTGGAAGGACACGATCCTCGCCCAGCACCAGGGCGCCGACAGGGCCTACCGGCCGCTGTTCCTCGCCTCCCCGGTCGACGTGACGGTCGCGGGCACCAACCTGCAGCAGCTCGACCTGAAGACCACGCAGGGCGCCGGGGAAACCCGGCTGTGCGCCGCGGGCGGGGTGCCTCCGATCATTGTCGGACTGTCCGAAGGACTCGCGTCCGCCACGTACAGCAACTACTCGATGGCGCGTCGGAAGTTCGGGGATCACTGGGCGCGGCCACAGTGGCGGTCGATCGCCCAGTCGCTGTCGACCATCGTCGAGGCGCCACAGGAAGACGTCCGGCTCGGCGTCAACACCGCCGGGATCGCGTTCCTGCGCGAAGACCAGAAGGACGCCGCCGAGATCCAGCAGATCAAGGCATCGACCATCCGGCAGTACATCGACGCCGGCTTCGAACCCGACTCCTGTGTCGCCGCGGTCGACGCGGACAACCGGACGCTGCTGAAGCACTCTGGCCTCGTGTCGGTGCAGCTCCTCCCACCCGGCACCACCGCGGACGGCGAAGACGACTTCGACGAGGACGAGGACGACACAGAGCGGGCACGTACCGGCGAGGAACTCCACCGGTACTGGACGGCCGGCGCCGGCCTCGGCCGCTGGGTCAACTCGCCCACCCCGTTCAAGACCCTGCTCGCCTTCCTGATGCGGCACATGCCGGAGACGAAGGCCCGCAAGACGGCGGCCGACTGGTTCCGCGAGGTCAAGGGCTTCCTGCCGTCCGGCTATCCGCCGGGATACAAGGACAAGGCCGAAGCCGAGGAACCCGAGGTCGACCCGATCACCCTGCGCGAGCAGCGGGAGCGGGAACGCCGCCAGCAGCGCAAGCGCCGCGCCAAGCGGTCAGCCGACCCGGAGGTCGAACGCGCGAACGAGCTGAAGGAGTACTGGCTCCGCGGCGAAGGCGCGGCCCGGTGGACGCGGTGGACCCAGCTCTACAACCACCTGCGCAAGCACATGGCCGACGAGTTCGCCAAGCGCACAGCCGCCGAGTGGTTCCACGAGCGCTACGGCTTCTGGCCGGGCCACCAGAGGGGCGACAACCCGACGGGTCCCGGCTGACGGGAGGTGCTGTGGACGTCGAGCGGCGCTTCAACCCGTCGCAGCCCCGGGACGGTGATGGCCGGTGGACCGACGGCCTCGCCGACCTGATCCAACTCGGTGCCCGTCAGCGCCTTGTGGCCTCGTCGCGGTTCCGGCCGGGCCGCGGCGAGTACCGGGTGTTCGAAGAGCACCAACCCATGGCGGCAGTAGTCGAAGGGTCCAACGGGCGTGAGGTCCGGCTGGGCATCGTCCGCCGTGACGCCGACGGCGAGGCGGGCGAGTGGGACGCCGACCCGGGCCGGGACGACACGTTCACCCTCAACCGGCGCGGCCTGCGGAAACTACGCAACGACCTTGCCGACGCCGCGGCGCAGGCGAAGGCCAGACGCGACACCCCCGGCGAGGTAGCCACAGGGGAAACCGGTGGCGTGCGGTGGTCCGTCGATGTTGAGGACGACGGCGGCTGGTCCACCAGCATCGGCCCCGAATCCGACCCGATGGCCCTCGACGCCAAGCAGCTCGGCCGCTTCCTGAAGTGGCTCGACGAACTCGACACCCGTGTCGAGACGGCACGATCCCACATCTCGCACCGCACCCCTCGCACACCTGCCAGCAAGCCGGACCGGCTGATCCGAAGAGGGGAGCCCGCCGTGCTGCTGTACGACCGCACGTTCGCGCTCGACGACATCCAGATCCAGCGCTCCGGCGACGGCAGGACCGTCGAGGCGTACGCGGCCATGTTCGACCTGCCGTATGAGGTCCGCGACCAGTACGGCCACTACATGGAGGTCATCTCCCGGTCGGCGTTCGACCGCACCCTGCGCGGAAACGGCGGGCTGAAGGCGCTGTGCCTGTACAACCACGGCCGGTCCCTCGACGGTGAGCCGGACTCCATGGCGCAGATCCCACTGGGGACCCCGCTCGAGATCCGCCCCGACGGGCGGGGTCTGCTCACGGTGACCCGCTACAACCGGGGCGAGTACGCGGACGGGATCCTCGAGGCGATCCGTAACCAGGCGATCCGTTCGCAGTCGTTCCGGGGCCGGATCTTCCGGTCGAACCCGAACGGGTCGCTGCCCCGCCGCCGCCCCGGCGACCCGCTTCCGACCGTGATGCGTCACGAGTTGGGGCTGTCGGACTACGGCCCGACCCCCATCCCGGTCAACGCCGACGCCGCGATCATGGCGGTCCGGTCGGTCCGGGACCTCATCTCCGAACTTCAGGATCTCGAACTCGACGCTGACGAGCGCGAAGAGATCCTGCGCGCACTAGACCTCGCCGAGTCCACTCACGACGGTGACCCGGACGACGAAGAGGAAGACCTCGAAGACGAGGCAGCCGCC